CACCAAGCGCCCACGCAGCTTGGAATGTGCTTGGTGTTGCCGCCGCAACTCCTATCCTTATTCGTGAGGGGCGCATCTAGGCAGGCACGAAGAACTGGTAAGGGTCTTTGTGAAGCGATTCCGCTTCTACCTGAGATAAACTACGTTCCCAGAAATACATATACGAGCAGTAGCCCGCACCCCCAATGTCGTCTAATATCACGGGAGTGGCGTTAGATGATGATGCGTCGCCGCTCCCTAAACCTTGGTCTGTCACGGTAGATAGAGCGTCGATTCCATCTTTGTACCCGGTACAGTCGGTGCCTCCGATCCTAGACATTACAACATCCCTGTACCCGTCCGATTCCGCAAAGGGGATAGTCCAAAATAAGCGGCTAGCGTTGTTGTTAGATGAGATATAGGCGCTAAGCCTGTCAGTGATGAAGAACCCGAAATAGTCCCGGGAGCTACCTTTGATTATGCTATACTCTCTAGTGGTCTGGCCTGGCATTCTGCGTAACCCAGCGGCGTACGCCATCGCAGGAATACCGCTGTACATAGCTCCAGCCTGTTGGAAATGATCGTTAGTTGAGCCACCTGAATTGTACGACTTCCCTACGCTACGGTTGCCCCTTTCGTCTATGCGCACAAAGATATGGGGTTTAGCTCGTGAGCCGTCTACTTGAGTGGCGCACTTACCGCTAACGTGATCAAACAAGTGTCCTACGTCATCGAATAAATACGCACGCGTCATTCCTACCGTCAGAGGGTTTTCCCAGTCAATAACGACCGGCCCTGTCGGCTTCCTGCCAGCGTGCAACAGCTCGGGTCGCTCATACTTAGGATTAGGTAGTATAAGATCAGGCATGTGGTATAAACGCCTTAGGTGTAACCCACAAATCCCATCCAGCGGAGAGAGTCTGGCCACCGCCGTTTTTAATATAATACTCTATAACTTGGCTGGGCCCGACGGAGGGTATCGGCGCATCCGGTAGAGCCATGTACTGCACAGACGTTACTGCATCCAAGAGAAAAGCACCTATGTACAGACCGCTGAAGTTAGCGTCTATCACAGGCATATCGTTTACGCCCTCAATGTTCATTAGTCTCGCGTACAGAGAAACCGCAGTTCCAACTGTAGGGGCCGAGGCGAATGTGGCTTCTAGCACATAGGAACCTGAAACCGCCTCGTCATCATTTGCCCATGCGCTGTCAACGTCAGCTGCTACAGAGAAAACCCCATTAGCTACTGACGATGTACTCGCGTCGGAGAGTTTGTCTTGTGTCCCGTATGTCCAGATTGCTGCGCCCGCATCGATAGCCATATTAAATTACCTTTTTATGTCCGTTCCATTCCAAGAAGTAGTCTATCTCTGGGCTGTGTCCCCAAGGTAGGGGCTGCCCCAGATCGTTGGTCCCGCTCCTGCCGTAAAGAATCTCGAATCCTTCCTCTCGCCATTGCCTATTTCCCGCGACGAATAGCGCCAGCCGCTGGCGTACCCGTCTTGCAGGGTTGCCCATGCACCTCTTGCATTAATTGCTTCGCCTGACATCTTTCTACTCCCTAAGTATTTGGTTTAAAGCTCTGTAACAATTAAATTTCGATACCACGCCACGCTATCAGGACGGGCAGCCCGTGCCGTCAAGGCCGTAGGTATTCGGGCATTGATCTACGTCATCTGTGACGCCATCGCCATCCGTGTCAGGTATAATGACAACGACAGGGCATCCAGTGCCATCCAAACCAAATACAGTTGGACATTGATCGACACTATCGGCTATACCATCGCCATCAGTATCTACGGGGGCGGACGCGCACAGCATATCCTGAGAATGATACTCGCAGAATTTGTCTACAGTTAATTGGGCAGACGCGGTAGCGGAAAGCAACAAAGCGTAAAATGCAATCAAATATTTCAACCTAACTCCTAATTGGTGTGGCAATAACACTCTTCAAATACCCGCGCTGGTCACGCTCGATATCAAACTTCACCGGCTTTTGTTCCGGTGCATTGTTTAAGCTGTCTTTTAGTGCGGCAATTAGTGACTTAATTAGTGCTGGATTTGCCTGTGCAATAACAGAGAGTTGATCGACAACGGCATTCAGATTGCTGTCGCCAACCTCTTTCAGTTGCTTGGTGCTAAGACTCAAGGCATTGGTGTGCGCCTTCGCTTGCTTCTCGAAGCGCTTGTCTTGGTCCCGTGATGCCTTGCCCATCTCTTTGGCGATGGTCTCGATACCTAGTAGTATTTGGTCAACCTGGGCTCGTGTGCTTTCGTCCTGTTGCCGGGCTTGTTTGGTCAGTCCTTTGGACAGAAGCTCAATCGTCTTTCCTGCTTGGGATTCTTTGGCCTGCTCGCGGTCTTCCAACTCACGCCGGATAAGCTCTGCTGCTACTTGTTGTCGCTCAGTTGCCACTCAAGCCACCTTGCATGACTTCCATGAGCCGCTTCGTTGGAGCATTACGAATATCCTCAACCTTGGCGAAGTTATCCAGCTCTGATCCTTCTGCGTCAGCGGTCTTCTTGCGTATGCCGCTCTCAACTTCGATTCGCTTGGTCTCGGCGCTAATGCGTGATGTCTCAGCGTTAAAGGTGTCGATCTTGAGTTTTTCCATTCTCTCCTGTTGGGAGAACTGTGATTCCTGCTGCTTGGTCTGAGCGTCCAACATATCGGCCTGCCCTTTCATGGCCTCGGCTTGTGCCGCTATCTCCATAGGGTCTTGCTGTGGAGGTTGATTTTGTGCGGCTTGCTGCTGCTCCTGGACTTTCTGCTTCTCTTCGTCCGTCCATTGATCCTCGGGTATCAATCCCTGTTGAAATAGCTGGTTGCGCTTACGCTCGCCAATAGAGCGCATGCCGGGCGCGGGGATATTGTTTAGCAAGATATCGCCGCCCAACTGGATCACACTGGGGTCAACCTTGCCGACTTCAGTTAAGGCGCGAACGGTTTCATTCTGGCGATTCTTAAAGCTTGGCCCACTACTGCAGGCAACATCGTACTTTCCTACCGATAGATCGTTGAGCGTGACTTCTTCGCCGGTCTGCTGGTCAATAATGACCTCACCAATAGTCGCCATATCAAACGAACCATCTTCGTCCAGTATGCGAACCTGACGCCCAGGCCCGTAAACCTTGGGGATAGCCTTAACCAGAATGCGCGCCGTGTGACGCTGTGCAATCTCTCGGGCTGTGCTGTACTTGTTGTTACCTGTGTCGCCTTTATCTTGCAGCTTATCGATAGCTACGCCTGACTGTGCAAACGGGTTATCACCCATCGAAGCAGAGAACATGCCCGCGCTTTGATTGATGACCGCCTTCATGCCCTCGGAGATTGTCCTCAGCCCTGGGTTGATAGTGGCCCCACCGTTCTGCTGTGGTGGGCCTGGTAGTTCTTGATCCGGGTTAAATATCTGCACCGGGTCTGAATTGGTGTTAAGTGTGGCGAGTGTATCGGTGTGCCCTTTAACCTGGGCGCTGGTCATCCAGTACTTAGCTCTGGGAGCCAGTGCGCCCTCTTCAATCTCACGTGACTGCGAATAGTTATACACACGCTGTGCATCAATGATCTTTTCAACAGCGCCGTAATAGACTACTTTCTCTTCAACGATATCGAAATTAGCAAAGGCTGGAACAATGGGTAGCCATTCCTCGAACACGGTCTTTCTGGCATCGGTCAACCAGTCTTGAGTGCTGAACTCACGCGAATACACGCACCGTTTCATGCGCTTACGCCGCTTGCGCTCTGTGATTCCCAGCGCTAGCAACTCATCGACAATCTTATCAAATTCAGCATCGGCCTCGTATATTTCGTTATTGGTCATCAGAACCAATTCAATAGGCTCTTCTTTGACGTATAGGAACTCCCCTACCATCTCTAAGTCTTGCCGGTGGTAGTAAGCCGTTCCGGTGCGATCAGAGCCTACAGAGCCTTCTGTGGCCTCTGGGTACTTGGTTTTAAAGTCTTCAGGCAATAAGCCGGATAATACCCAGCCATAATCAGCGTCTGAGGCGTCTGGCTCTTCAAACGGGCCAAACCACACGCGATCCTCAAAGTTACCCACGCGCTTAATAATCAAGTCTTGATCGAATGAATCGCCGTCAACGTATTCCTGGACAACTCGCCAGCCTGCCAAGCCACCGACAACCATGCTACGCCCGGCGCTGTTGAATACCTGGACCGCGTTGCTCATCTTCTCAATGTTGCGAACTAAACCGTCATAGGTTTCCGCGATATCTTTCGTTGCATCATTGCCAGCCGGTGAAATCTTGATATCAAAGTCTGAGCGCTCCATATAACCCGCGATCTGGTCGATAATGGGATTGGTCATGTCAAACGAAAAACGGGGCCTGCCGTCATTGACATTCCACCAATAAGACTCCCACTGCCCATCGCGTTTAGTGGTAAACAACTTAGCCTCGCGCACTTGCTCGCGGTTGTCGTGGTCTGCGTCCTGGGCTTTCTTTAAATGCTCAAGTACCCACGCATGATTTTCGTGGTTGGGGAGATCATCACTGTCTGTTTTGTCTTTCATTTGTTCCATCCAGCGAAATTGATTGTCTCTACTTCGTCGTTAACTTCAATCGGGCGCATCAACATCATTACAGCGTCACCCATGTTTGGGGAGTCAATGCCAAGCTTTTCCATCTCAGGCTTGGACATGAGCTGAATGCGGCCTGAACCGTTGTATTTACGGGGGATTCTGCATAACTCCGAGCGCAATGCCTGAAGCTGCTCAATGCTTGAAGAGAAGCTAATTAGGTCGTCGGGGTTGATCGCTTTCTTTTCCTTCTCTACCGCCAGGTACGTGCGTAACATGCGGTCCCTGAGCATCCAGTAGTATTGAGCACGCTTATTGAGGAATGCGTCCTTGTTCGTCTTGGGCTTCTTAACTTCACTGTTGATCGGGTCGTATATTTGCTTGGGATTGTCGGCACCTTCAGAGCCCCGGAATGACTCAACCACTACCTTTTTGCCCTTGAAGGCGTCCGTGATCTGACGTTTGAGCCCTAAGCCAACACCGTCAGCGTCCCATGTAAAAGTATCAGGCTTCTTGTCGATAGCGAATGACGTGGCCCAATCGGTGGCCGTGTCTATTCTTCCTGCATCGGTAGACTGAACATCTTTGATTACAACGCCGTGGGAGTACGCTACTGCCTTGTGATCTCCACAGTCGGCAGGATCATAGGCCACGCGTTCTTGTCCAACGGCATCGAACCCCAGCTTAATGTGAGCATCAATACAGGCATCGAACCATTCGGGCTCAATGATGGCGTTGTCCACGGTATCGGAGTATTTGCCTTCCCAAATATGGTCATATTCTGCCCTGGGTAGGTTAGCGAGATCGTCTAATCTCTCCTGCTCTAGCTCCGGAGGGAACCAAGGGTTGTCCATCCAATTCACCTCGACCACCATCATCAGGTCATCTTCATAGAATCCGGTCTTGGCCAGTGATGCCTCCGCGCGCTTGAGATACTTCTTGCTGATCGCGTCCTTGGAACTCCCACGGTTCATAGTTATCCAGATTTCGGGAGGCTTCTCCCCGTCAATATCAATGACGTTATCGGCTGCTGATTTACGAATAGAGGGAGTTAATACCCTGAGCGACTTTTCACTGACTGATTCCCCCTCTTCAATCCAGAGCTTATTAACCCCGTGGATAGACTTCAGGCTGGTGATGTTGCGCGCCAATCCTTTGTAGAAAATCTCTCCACCGCTGTGGGCTTTGATCTCATTCGCCATCACTGTGAAGTTGGCTGATGCCCCCAGCCGCTCGATCTCTTGGCGTAGGCTTTCGTGTACTGAGTCATCAATGCTGTTCTGGAATTCTCTGGTGCAACAGATACGATCGCCGCAATCCGCAAACATCAACATGAAATCGCCCACGGCTGTGGACTTCTGACTGCCTCGGCCACCGACTGCGATCTTGACCCGCTTGGGCTTAGACAGTAGCCATGTCAGCTTCTCAGTCGCTTGTAGGTCTACGGCTGCGCTACTCACTGGTAACTCCGGTGACGGACCAACTGTGCTTGACGGTTACATCGCCTGTGACCGCTAGCTTGCTGCCTTCCTTGCGATCAATGATCTTATGCGCTGTGTTGATATCCTTGTCATCAAGTGCGCTTAGGATAACGCTGCGGGCCTTGAATACAGGGTTAGACTTCAACCGCTCTTTCCGGTCTATAAACTCTGGATTGTTGTCCTGGTAGGTGTAGAGGGTTTGCTTGGAGATGTCTGCGGCGAAACATGCCTCAACGTCAGTACACCCGAGCATGAAAGCATCCTCAAGTTTCTTGACTGTTAGTTCCGTCATTTTCGTAGGTCTGCCGCCAGCCATCTAGTGGCCTTGGACAAAAAAACGCGCCCCGGAGGACGCAAGAGGATGTAAACACATTTGGAACATTTAGCGTGTCTCACGACAAGGCCGGACTTCAGTCTATGCACAAATTAAAGGGTTGTGTCTAGGGTTTATCCTAAAGTCTGTAATGGAGAAACTTTCTCCACTTTTTCTCCACTTTTTCTCCACTTTTCTCCGCCCCGCCGTTACTGTGTTTGCCCTGTTTCCTCAGCTTGCCCAGTTGGTACATAAACTATCAGTCGATAGGGTTATGGGTATTTAAATATATTTTATGAAAGTTGTGGTGTATAATTCATGGCATCTGCCTCGATTGCTTTCGGTCGGATATTTCAAAGAAGCCTGCTCATGCACGAGTGGGCTTTTTGGGTTTTGGGGTCAACCGTTTAAGTCTCTATTCCTCAGTGTATTAATCTGGTCTTTGCGTGTGCGCTTTATCGGGTCTTTGAACGATCGGTTC